GTGGTTACAAATGGTGTAGACCAAGACCAAGACCAAGACCTAAACCTAGACCCTAAAGAGGGGGAGCGCCTTAACGGCGCCGTCCACAAAATCGCTCCCAAACGCGGTACTCGAATCCCCGACGACTTCACCCTGACCGAATCTCGGAGGGCCTATGCAATTTCCCACGCAGTTGAGCCTGATCCCACCTTCGCCCTGTTCACGACCTATTGGCGATCCGCGAGCGGGACCAAGGCGACGAAAATGGACTGGGACCAAGCCTGGCAAAACTGGGTACTTCGCGAGGCAGCCGATACGCGCAAGCGCAACGCGCCGCGGCCGGGGCGGTATGATCAACTTCGGAGCGCCAATGGAACGAACTGACCGCATTGCCGTCCGCGTCTGGGATCGGCTGATCGAGGCCTATGGCACCCGCGTGATTGACACGTTTGGCAAAGCCCCGCCGCCGACGTGGGTGCTGGCCATCAAGGATTTGACCGACTCGCAGATCGCCTATGGCTTGCGCAAGGTGGTCAGGGACACGCCCATTCACCCGCCGACCTTGGGGCAGTTCGTGGCCGCGTGCGTCGATTTGCCGCAGACGTTCGACACCGGCCCCCGGCCGCCGACGATCCAGGCCGAGCTCTGCGAGTACGCCGCGCAGCACGTGCATGACCTGGTTGGCCCGAAGGACGGCATGACGCTGCTCGAGTACGGCCGGCCCTGGAACTACGTGTACCGCGAATGGCGCGATGAGACGCGCCCGAAGGGCAGCGAGAAATGCTGCGAGTGCATCGGCATCATGATCGACTTGGGCGACCGGCGCATCGGCTGGTCGGTCGCGGCAATGCTCGCGGATCGTGAGGGACACGCGAAGGCGCAGCGCGCATTCAAGCCGGGGCCACCGCCCACCCCGGAGCAGCGGCACGCATTGGAACGTATCCCATGAAAACAGCAACTTACCCTGAAATTTCAGCCGTGGAACAAACGGCGAATCAAGTCTACCTCGCCGCCGAAAAGTTCGCTATGGAGCGCTACACCGCCAAATGCGAGGACGCCCTACGCGAGTACAACGCCGTCATGGCTACGGCGATGGCGCAGTACCGCCGTGCGCTCAAGATGGCTCCGACAGCGTTGGACCGGGGAGGTGAGCCATGACTGATCGGGTGCATTCGCTCACCGTGGTGCTCGACTCGAACTATCGGGACGACGATGTGCAGGGGTTAATTGACGCAATCCAACAATTTCGGGGCGTCGTATCAGTCGGTAAAAACGTATCCGATCCGACTTCGTACATGGCAGAGCAGCGAGCCAGAACGGCGCTGCAAGATAGGGTCCGCGAAGTGCTTTGGCCTACTGCGGACCGGGAAGGTGAGCATGGAACTTAAGCCGTGCCCGTTCTGTGGCGCAGGTGAGACCATCAGTGACGCTGATTCAAAGCATTGGACCGGTATGCAATACAACATCCTCTCGTGGCATGTTCGGCACTGGTGCGCTTACGAACATCACGGCCCGATGCTAAACGTCAAAGGTCGCACTCAGGAAGAAACTGAGGCACGGTGGAATACGCGCGCCCCAACGCCGGACCGGAAAGGTGAGAAAAATTGGGCTACCACGGTGGCACAAAGGGACGAGCGCATAGCCCAGTTAGAAAGCGATCTGTCTGCGGCTGAAACCGATCTGTCTGCGGCTGAGGTATTGATGCTGAATGAACGCAAACGGCTCTACCTGCGAGTGGCAGCGCTTGAGGCGGCCATGTGGAAATTCATCCACGAATGCGAGCAGGACAACGCCAGCGTCATCGCTACCGAGTACGAATTTCGCAAGCTGCTGATACCGGATATAGGCTCACCTTCACGCCCCGACAACGTGAGCACCGGCTCGGCTTTGAGTGACGCAGGTGAGCATGTCCAGTAAATCCGCCCTCCGTGCCGGTCTCGGCAAACGGGATGCAAACCATGCCGAGCTTGCCCAGCTCTACGAACAACTAGGGTGCAGCGTGGTCGATACGCACACCTTGGGCTTTCCCCCGGTACGCCTCGTGCGCAATAGCCAGGATGTGATCGAGCATGTGACGGAAATTCGCAGGGCCATTAGGAGGGCGAGAGTGTGAATGACTTGGTGAAGGATGAAAAATTCAAGGAGCGTTTATGACCAACAAGGTAGTCCGCATTCATGACAAACGCCGCCCCATCAGCTACGAGGACGATTACCGCCCCGAGGTCATGTTGGGCACTGCTCTCATCGGCGTCGCTGCCGCCTTTGCCATCGGTGTTCTCATTTGGATCGTCAAGCATGTCTGACTCCCGGCGCTGTTCTCCCTACATCCCCTGCGCCGGACTTTCGCCCGCCGACCTATCCGGCGGGCTTTTTTTGGTTGGATCACGCGCATTAGTTCCTTGACAAATGTAAACTTTACAATGACGCTACCCGAACGCAAAAACGCGAGTAAATTCATGGGCGAACCGCTGAATAAGTTGCTGTCACGTTTCATCGCCAAGCCGAAAGCGCCTAAGTTGGCGTCCGGCTATGCCGAGGCGCGCGAAGCGGCGAAGAAGCGCAAGTGAGCGCCCTCCCCAAACAATTCGCCCGCGGCTCCTACCTGCCTCAAGAGACGCTGACCTTCATCCCCGAGACCTCAACCCTGCGCTGTCTGCGCGATCAGTTAATCATCGAACCACTGGATGTGGTGTTCTCGCGCTACCTGATCGTCCCGCAGGGTAAGCCGATCCGAGGCATATGCCGAGTGGCCGGGCCGGGTGTGTATCCCAATCGATACGACCATCCTGAGAAGCATAAGCGCACCAAGGTGATGGCCGGCATGGCATTTAGGCCGACCGAAACGAAGGTCGGCGATATCGTCTGGGCAGGGGGATTGGAGCGCACCTACAATTTTGAGCAGTTTTGGCATGGCGACACGCTGCTATTCCATTGCCGGGACGAAGATATCGTGTGCATCGAGCAATGACCGCCTACCCTTCCCATTGGCGCCCCGGAATGCTTCTCGACCTTAAACGGTATTCCGACGGCCATTTCGAAGCCACACTGTTAGGCGAACGGGCTGAGTCGGACGGCTCCAACGTCGTACGCTTCGAATCCGGCTATGACGCCCAACAATTCACCAGTGCTTGGTACGGCACGCCTGAGATGCGGGCGCAGATGTATCCGAAGCCTGCCGAGCCGCTCGCGGAATTCAAGGATCGTGTGATTGATCCCCAAAGAGCGAGTGCTGCCGCGATGTTTGATGCCGAGGTCGCCGTCATTGAGCGCAATAAACAGGCAATCGGTGCCCATTTGAACCGCGCAGAGCGGCGCAAGCTGCGCTTAGGGAAAGCGTGAAGAAGCGCCTCAACCTGCCGCTTGAGCAACAAATCTCCTATAACCCGGAGACTGGCGAATTCCACCGGCTGGTTGCGCGCCCGCATGCGCCTATTGGCTCAAGAGCGGATGCCAAGCTAGATACTCACGGTTATCGCATGGTGCGAGTCGGCGGCAAAGAGTACCGCGCGCATCGCCTCGCATGGTTCATGACGCATGGTGCTTGGCCTCCGGCGGACTTGGATCACATCAATCATATCCGGTCGGACAATCGCTTAAGCAACCTCCGGGAAGCAACGCGCAGCGAGAATCTCGGCAACTCGCGGATGGCTTCGAACAATACGAGCGGCTTCAAGGGCGTCCATTTGCACAAGGCGTCTGGCAGATGGCAGGCCTACATTACGTTCAATTACAAGCGTCAGAGCCTCGGCTATTTTAACAGTCCACAGGCAGCCGCCGCCGCCTATTTGGAAGCCGCTAAGAAGCAGTTCCTCCAATTCGCTTATGGCGCTGAATCAGCCGCTTGTGGATAAAGTATGAGACCCAAGGGCGTTCCCAATCGGATCGGTGCCGCGGTCAAATCCAATGTGATCGCGGTATTCGACAAGATCGGCGGTCGGGACAAGATGGCCGAATGGGCGCAAGAGAACCTGACCCAGTTCTATCAGCTATATGCACGCCTCATTCCGACCGAAGTAACGGCCACCATCGATGTGCGCGATGCGCGTGAACTCAGCGATAGCGAACTCGAGCTTATCGCGGCCGGTGGCAGCCCAGGAGTTGATGTTTCGCCGGAAGGCGAGACGCCACCTGGAGAACTTCATTGAATACTTGGATTTGGGTTTTGTCCCTGCCGCTCATCATCGGCTGCTTATCGCTTGCTTGGAGGCATTGGAGCGCGGCGAACTGGAACGCCTTATGGTCCTCATGCCGCCCGGAAGCGCTAAAAGCACCTATGCGAGCGTGCTGTTCCCGCCATGGTTCATGGGCCGCAATCCTGAGTCATCGGTGCTGGGGGTATCCAATACGACCGAATTGGCCGAACGATTCAGCCGCCGTGCCCGCAATTTGGTTGCTATGGACGCATTTCGCACCCTGTTCGGCTTTGGAGTATCCGAGGACAATCAATCGGCCGGCAATTGGGAAAATGAGCGGGGAGGGGAATTCTTTGCTGCGGGTGTCGGCTCCGCGATTGCGGGCCGCCGTGCGGACCTCGGGCTTATCGATGATCCCATCAAAACCCGCGAGGAAGCTGACAGCGAACGTATCAGGCAAAAGCAATGGGATTGGTACGTCAACGACTTCAGCACCCGCCTTAAGCCCGGAGCGCGGCAAATCCTCATCCAAACCCGCTGGCACGAGGACGATTTGGGCGGCCGAATCTTGGAGCGCGAAGCCTCCCGGTGGCATATGGTGAAACTGCCGATGCTCGCTACCGCCTCCGATCCTTTGGGCCGACAGCCAGGTGAGCGACTATGGCCCGATTGGTTCACCGATGAAATGATCGAACAGGCGAAGCTCGACGGCCGCTCATGGAGTGCGCTGTATCAGCAAGACCCATCCCCGGATGACGGTGATTACTTCCAGCGCGATGACTTCAACGACTACCTCGAACTACCCCAGAAACTGCACATCTACGGCGCGAGTGACTATGCGGTCACAGAGGGCGGCGGGGACTACACCGAGCATGGGATATTCGGCTTGGACTTCAATGGTGATTTGTACGTCATTGACTGGTGGCGCGCTCAAGAGTCCTCCGATGTATGGATTGAGCGCCAAATTGACTTGATCGCCCAATACTCCCCGCTCATCTGGTTCGGTGAGTCCGGGCCGATCCGCAAGGCCATTGAGCCGTTTTTGAAAAAGCGCATGCAGGAACGCATGGCAATGTGCCGCATTGAATGGCTACCCTCCATTGGCGATAAGGTGGTGCGCGCCAGGGCCATTCAAGCCCGTGCTTCGATGGGCAAGGTCTATCTCCCTAAGTTCGCGGGCTGGAAGGCGGATTTGATGGGGCAGTTGATGCGATTCCCGGCAGGCAAATACGACGATGGCGTAGATGTCATGAGCCTGATCGGCCGCGGCCTGGAGTTTGCCCGTACTCCGGCCATTGAGAAGCCGAAGCAGGTAGTACAGCAAACCATCCTACGCAGCGGTCGGCAGGATCACGGATGGATGCGGCGGTGATCGGCGACACCCGCGATCCCGACTTCGACGCGATCAGCGAGAAAACCATTTTCGCGGAAGCTCGCGACCGTTACGATCTGTCTCTCGCGCATGAGTCCAAAAACCGCAACGAGATGAAGGAGGCGATGCTCTTTCGCGAGGGGGAGAATCACTGGGACGATACGGTCATCATTACCTCCCAGTCGATGGAGCAGCCGGAGCTCGTGATCAACTTCACCGACACCCTCTGCACCAGGGTCGTCAATAACCTCTCTGAGAACCAACCGGCGGGCAAATGCCACCCGATCGGGGATGGAGCGGATATCGAACGCGCTGATGTGATCAATGGCATCGGTCGGCATGTCGAATACCGCTCAGATGCGTGGGTCGCCTATGACATGGGGGCGGACAACGCGATTACCTGCGGAGTTGGCTGGTGGGAGATGCTGACCGAGTTTGAAACGCCGTCAAGTTTTGCGAAGGAAATCCGCATCTCCCCGATCATGAACGTGTTCTCCGTGTACCCCGATCCGGCCTCGATCATGCCGGACGCCTCGGACATGAACTGGTGCTTGATTGCGGTCGATATCCCGAGGATCGAATACAAGCGCCAGTACCCGCATTTGGAAATGGACGGCTGGGACGAGGATTCGAACGGCTGGGAGGAAAAAGAGCAGATTCGGATTGCCAAGTACTACCGTATTCGCGAGAAGTCCGAGACGCTGTACCGCATAGCCCGCCCCTCGGGTGAGGAATACACCCGCTTCGCCTCGGAAATCTCTGAGGATGCTTTAGCGGCATTGGGTGACCGGATCATCGGGAAACGTGATTCAAGCCGTCGGCAGGTCGAGATGTTCCGCTTGAATGGCACGAAGGTCATTGAGCGGGAAATCATCCCTGGAAGCTGGATTCCGGTCATTCGCTGCCAAGGCAAAGCCCGCAACATCGATGGGCGCATTTACCGCTCCGGCATGGTCAAGAACATGATGGACCCGCAGCGCATGGTCGATTACGGGGAAGTCGCCAAGATCAGGCGTTTAGGGCTAGCGCCTCAAGCGCCCTGGGTCGTCGCGGAAGGCCAGATCGATGGCCACGAGGAGTGGACAAGCTCCAACACCACCGCCTATCCGGTGTTGACGTATAAGCCCGTCACGGTGAACACGGCGCAAGGAGATCAGTTATTACCCCCTCCCCAGAGACAGCCGCCCGCTCAAATTGAGGCAGGCTTCGCCGAATTCGTGCAAGGGATGCGCTCGAACTTGCTCGCCATTGCCGGAGTGCCAAACGAACCGGGGCAGGATGAATCGCAAGGCCAAGTGGTTTCCGGGCGCGCTCTACAGCGGCGCGATAAGCTCTCCGATCAATCTCATTTGCATTACTCGAAGAACAAGAACCTCGCCATCGCTCACACCTGGCGGATCATGCTCGAGTGGCTACCGCACTACTACAGCGAGCAGCGGATGCAAAGGATCATCGGGGAGGACGGACGGCCTCAGATGATCAAAATCAACCATCCGCAAACGGCAGACGACGGGGTGAAATCGGTCAAAAATGACCTCTCTGTCGGTCGATATGACGTAGTGATGGATGCCGGTCCTTCCTATGAGACCAAGCGCGAGGAAGGGGCTGCAAACCTCATCAGTTTGCTCTCGATCAAGGAACTTGGGGAAATCGTCGCCAAGAATGGCGCGGATTTGGTGTTTCGTGCGATCGATGCGCCCTATATGGAGGAATTGGCGGACCGAATCTCCGCGCAAACCCCCGAAGGGCTGCAGAAAATCATGGAAAACCTGCCGAAAGAGGCTCGCGCGATCGTGCAATCGCTCTCAGGGCAGATTCAGCAGTTGCAGCAAGCCTTGAGCCAAGCGCAGTTGGAGAACAAATACGGCATTACGAAGGCACACCTGGCCGCCGCGGTCAAAGCGCACGATGTCGAGGAATCTAACTTAACGAAGCGCATTGATACGCAAACCAAAGCACACACCGCGGTGGCTGTGGAGGAAATCCGCGCAGGCGGCAAGATTTTGGACACCCATGTAAAGGCCGGCCATGATGCTGCGGCGCAGCGGGAGATGATTGAAGCGGGCGAAAGAGCAGAGAAAACCAACGGAGCTGGACAATGACCACTGTGACCCTGGATAACCGGGATTTAGTCGAATCAGTCACCACGGGCAAACCCATTGAGCGGGCCGAGATCACGGCGGATAACGCCGCTCAAGCGGCTAAGCGCGAGGCGGCAGCCAAGGGGGAGGTGAAGGAGACCTCGAAGGGTAAATCCGGCCAGCAAGACACGGTGATCGTGCGCGAGCTGCCGAAGGTTGAGGCTAAGCCTGAGCCGGAAGCGAAGTCCCAGGACGATGACGTAGAGGGTGAGGATGGCCTTACCCCGCGCCAGAAGCGCGAATGGACCGAGGCGATGCGCCGCACGATTGCGAAGAAGCACCGCCAGCAGAAAGAGGCGGAGGAATTAGCCGCCGCTGAATACAACCGCGGCAAATTGGCGGAGGAGCGCGCCGCGAAGCTCGAGGCGGAATTAGCCCGCATCCGGGAGGAATCGAAGCCTAAAGAGGTCCAAGAATCCAAAGCGCCCGAGCGCGCCAATTTCGCTTCCGATCAGGAATACCAGGATGCGCTGATTGATTACAAGGTCGATCAGAAGTTGAAGAAACAGGAAGCCGAGGCGCGTCAGAGAGCGGAGGATGCGGCCCAGGCTGAAATGCAGTCCCATGCAAAAGCCCGCATTGAGCGAGCGATTGAACTCGTGCCCGATTTCAAGGAAGTCACCGAGTCGATTGACCGCGAAGTGCCCCCTCATGTGGCGACCTACATGCAATCCTCAGAACTCTTCGCAGAACTCGGCTATCACTTCGCGAAGCACCCGGAGGCATTGGATAAATTGGCCGAATTCACCGAAGGATTAACCCCCGGAACGCCCAGATATTGGACAGCCGTCACGAAATCCCTAGTTGAAGTCGGCAAAATTGAGAGTAAGCTATCCCCATTCGCTCCCAAAGCGAAAGCTGACCCGGAACCTGAAAAGGCTTCCACCGACGGCGATAAGCCGAGTCCAGAGACGGGATCATCCCCGAGTAAGCCCCGCGTCACAGCGCCGATCATTCGGCCTCTGAGCACCGGCAGCGCGCCCCAAGTTGAGAAGTCGCCCGAGGATATGTCCGTCGCGGATCATCTGAAGGTCGTTCAGCGAAAGGCCGGCACGGCACTCTTGGCAAGGAAACGGCACTAAAAAGCGGGAAAACTACTTCTCGCGTCGTTCGCTCTTTTTTAGGGGCGGCGGCTTTAAGGTGCAGCGAAAATCGCCAACCAACTCCTAACGATCTCGATGATCACGAATCGAGCGTTACCCGTACTTGCCAACAAGTGCGTCCTCACCGACAAGTTCAATCGTCAGTTTGACGAGGAATTCGGCAAAAAGGGTTCTAAAATCGGCGGCACTTGCAACATTCGCATACCGCCCCGTTACGTCGGCACCTTCGGCCCTGCGCTGAATGTCGAACCCTCCGCCGAGCAGTATGTGCCGGTGTCGATCCTGTATCAGTTTCACGTTGACATCCAGTTCAACACGATCAACATGCTCTTGGACATTGATGAGTTCGAGAGTCGCTTTATCCATCCGGCGTGTAAAGCGGTCGCCAATCGCCTAGACTCCGATGGCGCTTACTTTGCCTTCCAGAACACCGCCAATTTGGGCGGCACGTTTGGCACCCCTCCAACCTCCTATCTGTCCTTTGCACTCGCTCGGGCGGTGCTCGTGGCGGAGGGCATGGATGGGGAGATGGACCCGGTGACGGTGCTGCATCCGATCGCGCAAGCCTACATGGCCGATAGCTTAAAGGGGCTTTTTAACCCCCAAGCGCGCATCTCGAATGCCTATGAGACCGGCATGATCGCGAAGAAAACCGCGGGCTTCGATTGGTTTGAGGATTCGAACATCGCCGCCTATACGACCGGCGCATTGCCCGGCACCCCGGTATTGGCGGGAGGAACGTCCGCGACCGGGGGGGGCACCGCGCTTTTACCCACCGGCTGGGCGCAAACCGGCACCTTTGAGATCTCCGGGCTCACCGCCTCCACCGCCGCGTGCAAAGTCGGTGATGTGCTGCAAGTCTCGGGTGTCTACCCGGTGAATCCGCAGAACCGCAATCAGTACAGCAATAACTTGAAGCAATTCGTCGTGCTGCCCCCTGCGGGATATGCCCAGGTCTCAGGCGTTGCCACCACCGGAGGCCCGCAGTTCGCGCCCGCGAATTTGAATCACGGCACCTTTACCGCAACCGGCACGAACGCAGGGCTTTACACCGCGAACGGCTCGGGACTCCTCACAGTCACGGTCGGTGAGTGTTTGATCTACGGGGGACAGTTTCAGAACTCAAGCGCAGCTCCGGTCTCCCCGTACACCGTCACGATCAACGGCGGGGCAGCCTCCTCGACCGTATCGACGCAGCACCTGGCGTTTGCCAGGGATGCCTATGCCTTGGCGATGGTGGACTTGCCGCTGCCGCGAACGGCGGTGGAAGCGTCCCGTGCGTACGATGAGGATTTGGGCATGTCGATTCGC